TTATTGTATCTTTTGACATATCGTTGATCCTACCGTGTTAGTATGTCCAAATGACATTGGGGTCTTTGTCTGAATGGATGTCGCCGGAATCGATATGAATGAATGTATTTCCGATCCCCAAACGACTGAATCCGGCTTCGATAAATGCCTTGACCATGTCGTGTCGGTCACGGGAATTGTTGCAATGTACATCCGCCGCGATTCCTTCAAGGTGAGCCGAATTGGGTCGCCCATTGACTTCTTGATTTTTGTAAACCGTGCGATACGCTGAATTGATGTGCATTGGTCGTCCGTAAATTTCACGGGCATTGTCCAACATTTCAAGGAAACCTTGTTGCATATTGATGCCCGAACCGGGGTGATCCGGTGAATCGAATTCTTGGATGTTAAAATATTTCATGCAAAAATTGAATAAATGATTTTCCATAAAACGAAAAATGCAACCACGGAAACAAATATTGTTTTTCCACGATCGAACATTCCCCCGTTCCAATTAATAAAATACCACTTTTTAATTTTTTCAATGGCAAGATTTGCGTATTCTTTTATTTTTTCCATCTAATATTTATTATTTATTTAAGTGTGATCCGTCACAATATCCACTTGGATTGTTTGTACATCCACATTTGCATTTTACTTTTTTCATTTCTTCGGGGGATTATTTTTTTCGTCATAATCAATGGCCGCCTTAAGGATTATTTTGTCCATTATTGCATCTTGATTTTCCAACATTTGTTTTTGTAAATCAATGACCATTGCTTCAAGCTGATCTTTTGCCTTGACAAGTAATTCAATTTGATGTTCCTTTTTTTCAAGGTTGTTTTTTAATTGATTTATGTCGTCCGGTTTGCTTCCGGTTATTGTCGAAACGACGATTCCGATACTGGCCGAGATTGTTCCAATCAACATCATGACGACTTCTTTGTTTGTGTCAAGAACTGGGAATTGTATAAGTGCAACAATAATTCCAATGACAAACAAGAAAATAAACAGACTTCCGACATAATGTCGAATTTCTTTTGCGACACCGTTTTTTGGAAGTTGCATTTATTTAAGTTTTTTGTAAATACTGATTAAGGTATAAATTATTGCCAAGGACAATGACACCACTTGAAGGAACGGTTCAATTTCTGTAAGACTTACAAGAAGCGCAAACGCGTTTAAAATATATATTTTCAAATCATTCATTTTTTATGCGATTGCCATATATATATAAGTTTCGCCTGAACCGTTAACATTTGTTCCTGTTCCTGTTATTGTGAAGCCGTCAGAATCGAATGTTATTCGTTCATTAACACCTGAATCTGATGCTGAATTTGTATTCCATCTTAGATGATTCGTCGAAGTGCTTCCTGTGGTTGGCGGTTTACTGTGTATAATATAACTTCCAACACCACTTGAACGGCGCATCATTACAAATCTTGGCGCAAATCCTGTTGTTATTGAATTACTTGATCCCGTTCCGGAGTAGGTGCCAATTTTTGAATAACCCTCTACCGAGTGCCAACAATAAGCGATGTAATTAAAAGGGTCGTTTATTTCATCCCAACCACTAATTGTGAAAACAGAATCGGTTGGTACAATCGATGAATAAAATAAACTATTAAAAGTTCTATATTCAGTATTATTTAAAAACATCGCAAAGACATTTGAACCACTTTCCCAAACACCGACTGACCATCTTCCCGTGCTACTCGTTTTTTTGATGATAATAAGTTCGGGTGCAGAATTCAGTCCGTGACCTAATGTGTTTGTAGAATCGTTTGTTCCTGTATATTCAACAATCGAAAATCCGGCATCCACGTTCGCACGAACAACGGTGCTTAAATTTCCGTCGGTGTTCGTTACTCCTGTACCACCCGCCTTCCAACACCAAGCGACGTAATCTTCACCACTTCGATTTGTCTTATTGTCATCACTTGTTGTAAAACCATTTGAATCAAACGAAGTAAGTGAGTCAGTATCGTTTTGATGGGCGTAAGTTTGTGTTGACCACAATGCGTAAGGTGCGCCTCGTTCAGTATCAAACCATAAAGGGTCAAATGTATCAGTTGAGCATTTGATTACAACTAAGTCAGGCGAAAAATCCAATCCAGATATTGATTGTGTGCTTGAATTCCCACTATATTCTAATGCGCCAAAATGATCAGTTCCTACTAATGCGCCTCCGCCTCCGGCTTGGTCAATAAGTCTTTTATTTAATCCCATTAATCAATATTTGGAAGTTCATAATCAACGACACTTGCCTTTGTTGTTTTTGCATTGATTGCGGTTTCGTGTGTCGCACAATCTGTTCTTAGTTGCGCTCGGTCATCAAGTACGGTTTGGTCGGTTGTGTTTCCAAGTTCTTGATCACGAATAATTATCCAATCAGTTTTTGCAAGTTCACGATTGTACAAATCTTTTAAGTTTGCAATCTTTTGTGATTTTAATTCGGCAACCGTTTGTGAAAATGTTTTTGATTCAACCGGATAAGTAAAAACTTCATTGTCAGCATCGAAATAAATGTCGCCAAGTTCTTGTGATGCAGTTGTTGAAGGTCTTACGACATCATAAAATCCAATACCTTTTAAATCTTCATCCGACATATAATTTACACCAAGCATCGCACCCCAAGTTTTTGGAACTGATGAATAAGTTTTGATTGTACCGTTTATATTTATTCCTTTCATTTTATATTAATTTTAAGATGGGTCTGTGTCGCTTGTATAAGTTGCAACTGAATAAATTAAAATTGCATCTGAATCGTTGTCGTCAATACATACCACTTGGATATGATTTGAAGATGCACCGTCATAAACACCTGAACCCGCTTGGTTAATTGCTGAAGTTGTAAAATCATCCGCCATTGTAATTGTTTGCGATCCCGTCACAAGAATGTCAATCACTTGTCCCTTCTTGATATTTTGAATATTCAATGTAGTCGCACCAGTAAGCGCAGACGTAAATTCAAATATTCCATAAGAAGAAGCATCCAAATTTATTGTTCCACTTGTTGTGGAAATATCTTGTTTTGCGGTGAATCGTGGCGCAAGTTCGTCGTGATCAACAACGTCATTTGCAATTGATAACGCGGTTGAACCAGTCACATCACCCGTGTGTGTTTGATTGTAAAGATTTGTCGAACCTTCAGATATGTCATCCGTATCAAGGACAACCACCCCGGTTGCACCGTTTACCGAATTAACATCTGCGGCATCATCATCATACAATTCGGTGAAATTGTCATTGATTTTATCAAATGCACTTCTTAATGGATCGCCGGTTCCGTCGTTTGCGGTCGTTCCGATATTGATTACTTGTTTAGCCATTTTTTATTTTTTTTATTCTTCTGTTGCGTCTGCCGTTAATAATGTCGAATCTGCTGAATATGCCGTGTCATCTGCCGACAATATCAATGCACCCGCCCAACAAGCCGGTGCGGATACTGAAGGAATTGCGTCCGTTGTTTCGGATATATCACCAAACCAAGTCGAACAATAAACTTTCCCCCAATCAATTGTATTCGCCATATTTATATAATTATTTTTTTTCCTTTTTGTTATACAATGAAGTCAAGAATGTTTTTAATTTGACGACATTTATTTCTTTTGGTTTATATGTCCTTACAATACCCATCCCGTATAAGATTGACCAGTTATTGGCGAAATATCTTCGTTTGTGTTTGTGTTGTATTCCGGGTATTTTGACGGCGCGTTAAATGATAAATGATCAATTAATCGGTCTGCATAAAATTGCATTGTGTCGCGTTCCTTTTCGACCAAATAATCCACTTCTTCTTTTGATACCGTTTCCCCGGTTTCCGATGTGTGTTTAAAAACACCTTTGTTCCCAAATGTATATGAAGCAAATGGGATATATTGTACGGCCGCGGCATGGATTAAAACGGGTTTGATGTAATCATTGACAAGTGTCAAATAATCACCAGTCAAAGACGCGCCTTCAATGTCTGTTTGAATTTTTTCATACAAATCAGTTCCAAGCAATTGTTGAACGGTGATTTCTTGTGCAATAAGCACATATTGAATGAATTTATCCGTGTCGATATTTCCGCTTAAACTTGTGTATTTAATCAAGTCCTTCCGTGAAATCATTAATCCTTTTGCCATTATCCTTTATAATTTGGGTGATGTCCATTGTTCGGCATATCCTTCGGGGCCTTTTTGGCTTCCTTGTGACCCGCCGGTCTTGGACGATAAGATTTTGGAATTGTGTCAACTTCTTCAGACGATGACAATGCCTTATCTTCGACATATTCGCCGTCCTTCTTTTTAAGACGATATAATCGTTCTTCGAAATAATGGCCGCAGTTAACGCCCCCCTTGTATTTAAACAAATCGTACGGTTGGCCTTTGTGACCGTGTGATTTATTGACCCCGCCACGTGATGCCTTGTCAATGTCTTCAAGACGATACACAACACCGTTTCGCGTTCTTGTCATCATTTGCTTACAAAATTTGCGTGAATTTCCGCTTGTATATTTTTCTTCGTAAGCATATCGAACCTTATAAACTGATTTGTCAAGGTATGAATCACCGCTTGGTTTTGATTTTATGGATTCAAGTTCAATGTTTCCGTCGATTACTTTTTTTGTCCACGTTTCCAAGTCTTCGTTGTCTTCCTTGTATTCACGTTTTCCAATAAGTTCATATTCGTCCATTGTTTCACCAACCAACAAATCAAGCATGATGTCGCCTTCTTCGTCGCTGAAATCCTTGGACAACTTGACCCCGGTTTCTTCTTCACGTGCTTCGTCTGTTATTGCATTGCTTGGATCAATGAATTCCAACGGTTGAAGTGTCTTGAAGTATAATTTTAAGGATATGTCGTTGACTGCAAGGATGTCGTCCATTGCTTCAATAATCATATCTTGATAAGGACGAATTGTGACGTTGTTAAACAACAAAGAAGCCGTTTTTATTTCGTCGGCATTTGATCCAAGACCATTGTTTTCCGTGCGCATTCCCAAAAGAAGCGGTGACGTAACACGGTGCGCAATAATAAGTTTGTTTTGACATTCCCTTGAAAGGTATTCATAATGACTTGGTGCGTCATTTAAACTTATGTCGTCAACCGTGGTTTTTGATTCTTGGTTGTTGTTGAATGAAACAATTACTTTTTCACCCTTTGACCCGGTAAGTTTATTCATCACATCATTTTTGATGCGAAGTTGTTGTTCCATGTCAGGGGTTCCGTTGTTGAAATTTACGACCTTAGTACCTGAAAATGAGTTCTTTACGTCGTTGATTAAGAAGTCAGAAATTTCGCACTCAAGTTCAGCGTATGCCGTTTCATAATCTTGCGGACAATAGTAATCATAACCCGAAATATATCTTTTGATCATTTTGATTTCCGGTTCTTTTCCATTACCAAAACCAAATGCCGCAATTCTTTTTGGTTTATCTGAAGGTTTTACTTCCTTCCATTTTGGGTGATAATAATATGCTTCGATTTGGCCGTCGTCGTTCATCTTTTCCGCACGTAATGTTTGACGTGGAAAATGTTCAGCACTTACAACACGCCCATCACGTCTTAAAACTTGAAATGAGCCTTCACCAAGCATTTTAAAATCCAAGATGACCTTACGCATACATGAATCGGAAAAGATTGATTTCATGGCCGCATATTGATCCGGTTTGGTTGATGAATCAAGGGCGTCAATTCCCTTACCGTAAACCATATTTGCGACACCGTTTATGATTGCACCGTTTGTCGTTGAATTGATAAACAAGTCAATTAAGTACTGGTAATAATCATTGTCTTCGCCATAAGCAACCCAATCTTTTCTTTTGTCTTCAATGACCTTGGGTTTAACGTATGACGATAAATTTATGATGTGTGTATCCATTAGATAAATATAAATTCATTGTCCGTTGTGTGCGGTGTGTATTCAGCTTCATTGACTGAATAATCGGTGACCGTTTGATTCGTGCAAAATATTTTGTCCTTGTACACGACTTCCGACGATGTGATTGTCAGCATATAAAATGTGTCTTCTTTTAAACTGAATGTGTCCGAATGCTGATAATAATAAAGATTTTCGGTGAATGATGTGACGTCTTCATTGTACACTTCCGCGTTTGTTGATTCGTTTACAATCTTGACCGTATATGTCGTCCCACTTGTGTATTCACGTGGAATGAAATTGATTGTTTGTGACGATGCCGATTCTTGCAATATTATCATATTAATATAATAAAAAAGACTTCGATTTGTTATAATAAAAAAGGGCATCCAATCGGACACCCTTCTTCAATCAAATGAAAAAATTCTTAAGAATTTGTTCCAACTGTTACCGTCACGGTTGATGTTAAACCACCAAATGGATCAGCTTCAGTTGCACCTTCCAAGAAGTTTGCGGGAGTTTGTTCTTGTGCTGACAATGTTAATGTGTAACCGCTAAGATCACCCATTGCACCACCGGTCACAATTGTTCCGCCACTTACTTCGGCACCGTGTTCGGCACCCATCAAGAACGCATTCCCGTTGAAATCGTGAATGACCACCACCGGACGTCCCCAAGCCATCAGCTTAAGTTCCTTGTGGTCTTCTTTTGTAAGTTTCGTCAAGGTCAAGTTCAATGTTTGTTCAAAGAATGTCGTCCCGTTTTCACGTGAAGATGTAAATGTTTGTTCAAACGATGAATTGCCCTTCAATTCGTATTTATACGCGGTCACCGCGCCAAGGTCTTCAATCAAGTCCGTGTCAGTCGCATCATAAGAAATTGATATATCACCGTAATCGATAAAATACACCGCCTTAATCCCGCCAACAACGTCTTTACATGGAACCTTTCTTCCTAAACTTAAGTCACAAGCCATATTTATTTTGTTTTAAAAAAAAAGGCGGGTGAACCTTTTGGATCGCCCACCCCTTTTCCGATTAATTATTTATTCTTAGTTTGCTGAGTTTGTGATTCCGTAGGTCACTACGTCTTCAGCCACGGCATACTGTGCCGCGCCAGTCATCCTCATTACCACACGTACATTGTCGCTTCCGTCTAAGTCGGACATATCCAAGACCTTGACCAAATTCGTGTCGTTTACAAGGCCGGTGCCAAAAAAGATATTTGATTTTTCAGCCGCGATTGCAGTATTATCCCCAAGGCCATTCGCAATTGCGAGTTTTACGCCATCGAAGCTAAGTGCGCCACCGTTCCACCATTGTGTTCCTTGTGCGCCAACCCCTGAGTTTGCAGTAGCCGCCACAGAAAATCCACCTAATGCGCGTACGTATGCACGTGCAATGTTTTGCGAAACGTAGATATATAAGTCTTCACTTCCGTATAATGTTGAAGGAATCGCATCGACGATGCTTCCAAGTTGTGCAATTACGTTTGAAGATGTTACGGTTGTACCGGCAACTTCTTGCGCCGCGGGAAGGTTTGCATCAGCCGCGATAATTGTTGAAATTCCATCGAAATCACCACTTGTTGAAGCGTCGCCATTCCAAATGTTTTGTTCGATTCTTTGTGCAACTTTCGCGCTTACGTGTCCGATTAAGAAATCAGCAAATGAAGGCGGCAATGAATCATGCGCACTCATTCCCATTTGTGCCGCTTCCCAATCACCACGGAAATCTTTTTTACATAATTGAAGGTTAACTTGAAGTTCCTTTGGTTCAATTACCCTTTCAGTAAGTGTAAGTGTTGATGTCGCAGTAAAATCACAAGAAGCATCTTTTAAGATTGCGTCGGTGCTTACTTTTTTAAGCACTTCTTTGTGCTTCACGTTTGGTTTAACTGTGATTAAACCGTTTTCGATTGTTGAACCACTTAATAAGGCGGCCGCGATATATTCACCGGCAAATTCACCCGCATAAGTTGTTGTCAAACTGGTAGTTGTAGCCATAACTTATTGATTATTAAATATTTAAGGTTTTATTTTTTGATTTGTGAAATTCTTGCCATTACGCGATCCATTGTGTTTTGTGGACGTGATTGGCCATATAAGAAGTTGATTTTCTTTTCTTCGGCTTCCGGGTTGTGTGTAACCTTTTCAACCGCTGATAATTCTTCTTTTACTTCTTCTTGTGGTTCTTCGGACATTTCTTCTTTGTCCTTGATCATTGCCTTGATTTCTTCAATCATGTCTTTTACTTCGGCAAGTTCTTCTTTTGTCGCGTACCCCATTTCTTCCTTGTCGTCTTCTTCAAGGTTTTCTTCAGTCACTTCTTCAGATAATTCTTCAGATGTTTCTTCAGACGCCTCAACTTCTTCTTCGACTTCGGGTGCTTCTTCAGCCGCGCCAACGGATGCAATGATTCCTTCTTCTTCAACGATTAAGACTTGACCGTCTTCAAGTTGATATTCCCCGATGGGCATTGCAATTCGTTCTTCTTCGGTGACGATGAAAACTTCGTTTCCTTGAGCCATTTCTTCAGCTTCAATGATCGTCCCATTTTCCAATTTTGCTTGTGCAAGTTTTGTTTCCATGCCAAGCAAGGTTTTGATTTGATTTATCATATCATTCGAATTCATATTTAATTAATAATTAAGGATTTGTTTTGTTATATTTTTAACCGTTTGACCTTGTGATTGTTCGTGTCGTATCGACTTCAATTATCGTACCCGCTGAATCGGTTTCACCTTGGTAAATGCTTCCGATACCTTGTGCGAAATAATCGTCTTGATTGCAACATTTTGTTGAATATGATCCGTCACGGCATAAACACGCACGTCGATTGTCTGAAGGAACTTGAAATTTACTCATGATAAACTTGCGTTTTGTGTTCGTTGTACAAAATATTCAATATCCCAAATTGAAGATGTTCCGCCGTGGGATTGTATGTTTAAGAATGCACCATTACTTAAAAAGTTTTGGTCAATGTAGTATTGGAACATTGTGTGAAAAACTTGTGACACATTATTTCCTTTTATGTATGATAATGCAATTTCAAGGTTTTGAATATTACCACCACCGTTTTGAATAGATAAGTCCAAATGCGTTTGATTTGCGTTTGGTGCTGATGCCTTAAATTCAACCGAAACGATGTAGACATCACTTAAATTTTGACCATATAATTTTGAATTAATGCCATTTTGATAAAAATCAATTGAAGAATGACTTCGAATAATGGTTCCCGAATTATTTGGTAATGTGGTAGGTGTGTCGGTTGCCAAAGATAATGGGCTTGCTTCCGTGTATTGTGTGTCCATGTATCTTGCCCATCCTAAAGATTTTATTCCGCCTTGTGGATAAACAATTTTATTTACATCATTGTGACCCATATACAACGCATCGGTTGTGTGAAGCATTGCACCGTCTTCAATATTGACCGCATCAACTTCCGTTTGGTTGGTGTGTTGAACGTGTACTTTATATGATGTGTTGAATGTTGTCGACATTATTCTTCAGGTACGCAATTGGGGACACGACGTCCATTCTTCATTTTAAAACCAACCATTTCATAACCGGCTTGACACGGATTGTCGTCATCCATTACTGATTTTAATAAATCAAGTTCACGCATTTTTGATGTCGCCCATCGAAGTCCGGCCTTACCACCCCACAATAAATAAGATATTGTTCCACACGCACTTGTATCACCTTCGTCGTAATATTCTTGTGCGCGACTTAAATACGAAAACATTCGAACCAAAGTTTCCTTCGAAATCGGATTTTTTTGGCTTAATTGACGGGCGCGTATTTTCCCCACTTGGGTTGCGCACTTGTTTCCGTTCTTTTTATTTAAGTCAATTCCACGTTGTGCATTATTGGCCACCGCATCCGGATAATCTGAATAAGATTCCATTTCAGTCCGTTTGCCTGATTTTGTACGTTTGTCATTTTTAATGATTGCACGTATTTGTGATAAAATATATTGTTTTTCTTCTTCTTCAATTGCCGCAAGTTCATCCGTGATTGACTTGTCTTTTGGACGTTCCATTTTGTCGGTGAAATACGCTTCAATTGAAAAACCTTTTATTTTTCCGGTCTTGACATAATTTTCCCAAATGTCGTCATTTAAGACTTTCATGGAAACCATCCACGTGCCGACCGGAACATTCATATTGTATTGACGTGATTTGTCTTGTTCGGATTCTACGATCCAAGATTCCACAACGGTAAGTCCGTTCAACGGAATATCATGTTCAAGTGTCGAACGTGATTGATTGCCACGAATAAAAAACAATTCGGATGCCTTACGCACCGTTTCTCGGCTAAAATATATATAATATTCATTTTCGCCTGAACGTCGATATATGGGTTTATTTGGAACAAGTGCCGCACCCATAAGGATACGTTTTTCCTTGTCAACTTCGGCAAGATTAAATTCTTGATTTTTAAGGGCAATGAAATCTTCTTCGATTGCGGGATTTTCGACAACACTTATTGCATCAATTCCTGACACTTCGTCTTCGTCGTCGATAAATAATTCAATTATGTCCATATTATATTAATATTTTTTTGTCGATTTTGTTATCCAATTGAAGCACCCCGTACAATCTTGCGATCCATTGCTTGTGCATTTGTAACTTCGTCAGAAACAACGTATGCCTTGACCGGTTGTTTTTGTTGGTCGCCTAATGCTTCGGCCAATTGATTTTCAGGTGATGCGCCCACAACATTGAATGCCGGTGCTTGTGGTGCTGAAGCACCCCTTGCGCCACTCATTCCTGAATCACCACCGGGGATTTTTGTTGATGCAATTTGCTTGACGGTTTTTAAACCACTTGCAAGGATACCCGCCGCAGAAACCGCCTTTTGAATTGAACCAAATGGTTCCGGTATTGTTGTCGGTGTTTTAAGGACTTCAGTAAATCCAAGATATGAATTGATAATTGCTTGAGCAATTGCCGCCGCCTTACCGGCCTTGGAATTTTCACCAAGTAATGCAGACACCGCACCAAGGGCATCGGATGTAATTGCAAGTTTTTGTTTTTGCAACAATTGTTCTTTTGCAAGTTCTTCCTTGTCGTTTTTGTCTTTTTGGTCTTTTATTTGATTATCAAGTTCTTGGATTTGCAAGTCTTTTTCTTGTCGGAAATCAAGCAATTGTTGTTCCGCATCTTGACGCGCTTGTGTTCCAACACCAAGACGATTGATTTGTTCTTGCAATCTTGTTTCTTCGATTTGTTTTTCTTGTTCAGCAATTTCACGAAGTGCTTGAAGTTTTGCAAGTTCGTCGTCAATTTCTTCGGCATTGAATTGTTTCTTTGCGATAAGACGTGCGTTTTCTGCTTCCTTCTTGGAATTGATAAGTTCAATTGCTTCCAGTTCCAATGCTTCAGCGTTGACACGTTGTTCAGATTCAAAACCGGCAATGTTTTCTTTTACGTCAAGAAGATTCTTTTCAGCTTCAATAAGTGCAACCTTTGCTTCAATTGATTTTGGATTTTCTGCAAGTTCTGCCTTTCTTAAATCAACAAGTTTTTGCGCATTTTTTTCTTGAAGGTCAAATTGTTCTTTTAATACTTCACCAAGTTTGTTGTTTGCCGCAGTACGATCTTCGATTGATGCCGTTACATCGTCACGAATTTGTCTTTGCCGTTCCGCCGCAAGTTGATATTTAAACTGAAGTTTGTCGTTTTCTGCAATTGCAATTTCCGTTTCATTTCTTAAATCTTGAATGCGTTGTTGATTTGACAATGTTTGTGCAACATCGATTTCTTTAATATTATCAATTGCCGCACTTCCAAATGTTTTGACTTCTTCAATTGCTTGTCCGAAACCTTCACCGATATTTTTAAAATTATCGACAAGTGATCCCGCCGCATTTTTAAGATTTGTATCAACTTCTTCAAGTTTTGTGTTTAATTCAGCAATTTTTTCAGGGTCTTTGCCACCAAGGAATGACATTTCCCATGCCGCTTGGGCCGTATATAACGCCTTTTGTAATGCAAAGAATTGTGTCTTGATTACATTCAACGGAATTAATACAACATTTTTTAAGACATTACCGAGTGCATTAAAACCACCAGTTGCATTTTGTACTGATTTGTAAGCATCGGTCAGACTATTCACAACCTGATTGACAACGGATGAAACTGTTCCAAATGCAACACCAAGCGCATCGACAACAACTTGGTTTTGTTTTGCAATTTCAAGGAATGTGTCGAATATCTTTGCACCCAACGCCAACACAAATCCCTTGGCCGCAAGACTTGCACCCGAAAATCCTTTTGCAAGATTCTTGACACCGTTTTGTGCATTCTTCAAAACACCCTTCAGACCCTTAAATCCCTTTTCGTTTGTTTCACGAAGTTTTTCGGATTCAATGATATTATTTTCAATTGCGGCCTTGACTTCATTTAATTGGTCAATGGTTTTTTCCGCCCGAAGGATTAATTCAATTTCAGTTTGTTTCATGTCGTAATTGTTTTATTGCTTCTTTTAAGGTTTGGGGAAATTTGTTTTTTCCAAGGGCGATGTCGATGTGTTCGCCTTGCCATCCTTCTTGTTTTGCCAGTTGTAATAAGTTTAAAATATTATCAATCATTTTTTTTATTTTATGGACAATCAAATTTTGCCACGACTTCAGCGGTTCGAATATCCGCAACAATAAATCCAACAAAATTGTTTCCGGTTCTAATTGCGAAATCCAAGACACCAAACGCCGCATACGGATAATCTTCCCAATCAAAAGGCGCACCCGCATGATAAGTCGGGAAGTAATTTGTGGGAAATGAAGATGTGCCACCGTCAAAATTATGGTCAGAACGAATTGCAATCTTATCACCTACTTGCGGGAATTTTCCTGACCCATTGTGTAAACTTGTAATGTCAGCCCTAATGTTTCTTGTGCCGGTACAACTTGGGGGTTGTTTTCCAAGAACCGTGTACCATGAAGAATTCAATATTTCATTTAATGATGTTGGTATTGTTTGGAAACCATAAGGGCCATATCCTGAAGTTAAATTATTCCAAGGCGTTCTTGTTTCAACTGCGGGACAAGTATAAATGGACACAACTTTTGCCGTTGACCATTGGAAAACAATATATTTTTTTGCGGCGAAGAAATAAGTACTTCCATACCAAAGTGTTCCTTCGCTTGTTTCTGCATAAGCAAACGCGCCATAATCATTTGTTGTTCCGTCAATTTGTGGGAATGAATTATATCCCCCGGCATAAGAACTTGATTGACTTGCCTTGATTGAATCGCCAACGACTGGTAAATCACCCGAACCATTGTGATAATACGTATATCCCGTCACATTTGTATTACAACGGCCACCCGCATTTGTGTTTGTGTTTGCTTCAATGTCGTCAAATGTTGGAAGTGAAGAATATCCGGTTGAACTTCCGGTTCCGGCATTAGATACCAAGAACGCATTTGACAATTGTCCTTCAGGTATTCCGTCACCGTCAGTATCCGCAACGTCAGCCGTTAACACACTATTGTCAACCGTTAATGTTGTTGAATCCGCAAGACTTGATTCGGCGCAACTTGTTGTTTCGCTAAACACATTAGATATGACATCCGCAAAATCGTATGTGTCATTTGTATTTGTACGGACATAAAATCTTGCATAATATGTCGCGGGATCAACAAGTCCAGTTTTTGTTGTTAATTTTTCACCAACTGTAAGTGAAGGTGATCCCGTTTGTCTTATAACTGGGACAACTTGAATATTTGAATCGGCCTTTAATGTGTCGATGTCGTCACTTGCAGTCAAATAAGAAGATGTCGTTGATAATAAGAATCCATATTCATCAATTTGACTTGTTCCGCACAATGTTCCTTTTGTTAAAATTGTCGCATAAAATTTAATATTGTCACAACCCGGAACTCCGTTTTCATAATCAATTGTTGGTGCCGTCACAACACAAGGTTCAGTTGTTGGCGGTGTAACTGTATTTGATTCAATTTCATCCGGAACCGTTGGTTGGCCAAGTATAAGGAAACCGTCTGCAAGTAAATTTCCAATGTCAGCCGTGAATGCAGTTGTGTCCGCAGTAATTAAATCCGTTGACAAATCAATGTTGATTTCGTAAGGATTGACCGTGAATGTTTTTTCTTCAAGAATGTTCGACAATTCCAAATCCGATTTGTTGGTTTCGAAGTTTGTCGTGATTTTATTAATTCGATATAAATTATTGAATACAATAATCTTGTCCGCAAGGGATAATTGTTCGGTAATTGACATCGGTAAATAAGCTGAAACAAAAGTCAGTCTTTTTTGTTTGTCAAATAAATCCTTAATGTATTCCTTATAATATGTTTCGAATAAAGTATTGTCGTTGGGGTTTCTTGTATATTCGTCAAATTCCGTGTGAAAATTTAATGACTGCGATTGATCGTCACCAAATAAATTTGTCAATTGTAATGAATTTGAAGGAACCCAAGGTGATGCAATATTTGTGCGACTTCCGTCAATCTTTACTGCGGCAACCGTTGCAATTGGTTTGCCCACATAAAAAATAATTGGTTCACCGATTGTCGATTCTTGTTTTGAATCTACTGACCAACCCCATTGTATTCTTGATTCGGTTGTTCCGTCTGCGGCATCAATTAAATGTTCGAACTTCATGTGTTCGAATGGAAGTTCAATGTTGTATGCTTCACCTTCAAATTTTAAATCCGTTGGTGATTTTGACGCTTGATATTCAAGTGTCCCCCATTTTTTGTTTGCAAGATTTTCGTGGTTCTTTGCAAGGAATGTGTCGCCACCTTTGTATCCAAGATTCACTTGCGAATAAGGGATCACCGAATCAACAATAGATTCTTCCTTGTCCAAGTGTTTTGTAATGTCCCAAGTGTTTGTCGAAGACGCATAAAATGAATCTAATGTCTTGACTACAATCTTGCCGTTGTCGTCCACATAAGACGTAAGGTTAAACATTTTAAAAATACCAGTCAAGAAATCCAAGGTTTTCATCTTAGGTAGGTTGGAACTGATATTGATATTTTGATCTGTAAGCACTCCGGCGGTTCCCGTGAATGTGATTTGTTTTTCACCCCTTAATCCAAGTAAGCCGCCACCGGTTTGTATGATTGTAATATCAACGTCAAATGTCGCGGCGTTTGTCGCTTCAATAAAAAAAGTATATTCGCCATTCGGGATTTGTATTTCAGGGACATCACTTGTCGAACCGTTTGTTGTTGTTCCACTTAACCCTGAAAACTTCTTGAATTCTTCACCGTTTTGTTTTATGATAAGTGAATATTCATCACTTGATGACGGTGTAATTTTTACACGAATTTTTCGTTCTTCTTTTGATTCGTCAAATGAATTTGAAAAATATGAATTGTGTACACCGGTAATGTTTTGCACGTCACCACGTACATTGGTGAATCCTTTGATTGTGTATTGTGCTTCTTGGTCTTCAAATAAAGAACCTTCTTTTGTATGAAGCCACATATACAAATTGTAAAACGCAAGATTTGAAGTATTGAAAAAATCATTTGAAAATTCAATTTCATATTTCTTTTCAATTGCCTTAATTATTGCATAAAGACGGATTGCGGGTTTTAATTGTGCGAAATTGACACCGTGTACATTTGTGTCAAGAATATTATAATACAAGTTATTTGTTCCCGCTGAAGTATCTGAAGAATCATAAATTAAACGATCCGTGTGTGTGATTAAGGGAATGATAATTGCATTTTCTATTTCATCCGTCCCACCAATATACCCATCAATTCCGTCGGCCATGTATGCTTCAATATTGGTGTCGTTGTAAGTAAAATTAAACGTGTCCAATAATGTAAGGTTGCCAAGTTGATCTTCAGCAATTAAGTCTTTTAATGTCGTTGTGTTTCCGAAAAATGTCAACTTGTAAGTATGTGGTTCGTTGTTTTTAAGTTGTGAACCTTCAAGTTTTATTTTTCCTTTTTTGAACGGCTTATAATTAAGGTGAAGTTCCGCATTCTTTTTTCTTCTTGCATCAAATCCGTCAATGTGGTAATTGTAAAAATGTTTAAAAAACTTATTGTTTGTTTTTGATGCCGGGACATTAAACGTCTTGGAATAATCGGTGAACACCTTTTCGATGTCCATAATATCTTGAATCGATTGTGTCAGGGTGATTGATTCGTCCTTATACAATTCGACTTCTTCAAGAACCCCATTATCATTTTCGACGTATAATTGTATTTGAAGCATTTATCGGATGTTGTTTATCTTATCGAATCCAAATTCGAAGTCAATTGTGTAATCTGTTAAACGGTCGTTCAATGAAGTCTTGAATGTCATTGATTTACTTGCCGGGATAATTGGAAGAATATTTCCGCCATAATCAATCCAAGCATTTTCAGTCAAAAACAATTCTTCAATGGTTTGGTTCATGTCTTCTTTTATGAAACCAGTATTTAAAGTCAGTCTTGTTTTTCCGTTGACATTATATCTTTGATTTTGTGTTTCGCTTGTTCCATAAGTGACTGAAGATGAATTGATTATATTTCTTTTAAATATTTCATCCGTCACATTGAATGATTCCGTTGTCTTCTTGAAAAAATAAACGTCCTGAAGTGCGCCGTATTTGTTTTGAAAAACGACCTTATACGGTGTGAATTTTGGTTCACATATATTATTGACCGTGATTGTTTTTAATAAGGTTGTGTCGTCCGTATCGTACACTTGTATTGTTGACGAATCTGCGGGAATTGTAATGTATTGGATTTTTTGATTTGAATTTCCTGAATCCGTGATTTGTGTATCACTTGAATCAATTGTCACCTTGCCAACACCTTCGGCAAATATTGGAAGTTTTCCCGCAGTTCCTTCAGGTAAATAAATGTTGTTTGAACTTATAAGTGCGTGACGCTGAAGTTCAGGATTGATTTGATCTTCAAAATATCCATATCCGTCAAATGCGATGTAATTAAATGTTTGCGGACTTGAATGTGTAAATTCAACCCCATCGGTGTCAAAATATGTCACAACTGCGGAAACCCACTTTGTGTGTGATGTATATGTTCCATCAAATGTTATATCAAGATAATCACGAACCAATTCACCGATTTCAAGAACAATGTTTGATTGTCCGGATATTTTGTTTTTGCTTAATGTATATTTTAAGTCCGTGTCGGAATATGTTCCTTCAGTTCCTGAATAAATATACAATCGTAATGTTGCGCTTCCTAATGCCATTTTTTATGTTTTATAATGCGACGGTGTCGCCGATTGTTCCCTTGCAATTTGATTCCCTTACACTTAATATCACGCCGTTGGAAGCAATTTGCCAAATAATAAAGTTGCCATAACTTGGGCCAACATTCACCGTGCTTGTTGCAACTGCATAATATCTGTCATCACCGTCAAAGGGTGTTCCATTTTTACAAACAACACTTCCAAGTCCGTAAAGATTGCCCGTGCTTGATATTGGGGTTGTGACTTGATAAACCGCAGTACAAAAAGAATCCGGAACCAATGATCCCGCACTTATGTAAAAATTGTTTGTTCCACACGTTGGTGTTGCCGCGGGTTGTGTTATTGTTTTGACACACGGAATATCTGAACCGCCTGAATTGGAATATCCCGTTGCCGGGGGTGTGACATAAAATGTAATACTTCTTCCGGTATCCGTTGAAACTTCCGAAAATGTTTTTGGTGACCAATCTGAAATGGTTCCTTTCTGTGCCGTCCCCGGATTTATTATTCCTTTTGTGGAAATTTGTTGTCCACTTAAGTTTGCAATACGACAAATAAATTCAGGATCGTCGGCCGGTTGCGTGAATGTGTGTGAACAATTTATTGTTGATCCCGCATTTGCATATCCGGCGGGTGCGGTTAAATTAAACCACAATGTCACGCTTCGGTCACTTCCAGTTGTATTTGCTGAATAAGATGTTATTGCTGAACCACCTTCGGTTTCACTTATGTAATTTATTGATGCGGCGGTTGTATTGGGGTCGGTGATTGTTCCGTCTTGGTCAATCGATCCCCCGGCCAATGCATTTATTCCACTATTCACACAATCGAAATCTTGACTTGGTGCATTTACCGTCACACTTATTGATTGTGTCGCAGTACACGAATTTGATGCGTTGTCATAAGCCGAAACATGAACCGTCGTTGAACCACCAATTTGATTTGATGACAATGTAAGTGTGTTACCATTAACTGAAGCATTTACAACCGTTGAGGGATTGTATATTGTATATCCCGCAATTGCTTGACTTCCTTGTGTAAAATAAGATGACAAATTAATTGTGTCGGAATCACCACCCACATCCAATGTTTGTGAAGGTATTGATCCATTTGTTGTTGGGCCACCCGTACAAGTTGTATTTAAAATATAAGCGGGTTGCGTGACAAGATAATCACAATCAATATAAACATCACTTGCGTTTAGAAAATTACTTGGAATCAATATTCTTATTGTAATTGTGCGATCCGTTGCGGTTGTAACCGTTGCAAATTTGCCATTTGAAAAATCGGAATCGGTTGATGTGATTGAATCAATTTGACCATAAGCCAATGTTGGTGTACTGATTTGCCCTTGTTGGTCAATACTTAGATTCAACACTTCAGCAACTTCACAAGTGAATGTTGGTGTCGGAACCGACGGTTCGGTGATGTTAATATAAAACGGTGATCTTACGTTTATTTTTGTTGCCATTATACGACTTGTGTTTTAATTAAGAAGTCCTCAAGATCAAGTCCGAATGCTTCTTGTACTTGGTTGTCAATGTTTTTAAATTCTTCTTCAAATGCACCGGTAAAAAATCGTGACCCTTTTAAACCCTTGCGATAAATATTTGTCGCAATTGCATACTTCAAATTCTTACGTTCAATAAAACGTCCGGATTTGTCACGTGGTGCAATTGATTTTTTTATAAGCCATTTGTCAAGTGACGCGGGATTTATCATTTTAAATCGGCCTGAATATTTATATGGGGAATTTCTTGATTCGGGATATGTCGATTCGGAACCCTTAACACCTAAATCCATAAATGTCCCATAATCTTCCATATAAAATTCAAGGGTGAAATACAATGTCTTTTTTTGTGTTTGAACCACATCCAAATTGTAATCAATGGAATCATACAACTTACCCGAAGAAATTTGTTTTTCTTTTTTAAGGGTTTGTTGCGCCTTCAGCTTCACGGCCTTGGCAAACAATTCAAGTGCAAGTTTTGTTTTCTTAAAATCCATTAATCGCAAATTGTCATGTCGTTTTGTACAACCACATCAAATGTCGCCGCCCATCCCGCAAGTTTGTTTTCAAATCTATCCACAAATGGTTCACATGATACCACATCTTCGATTTGATATTTTTGTGAATACAAGTCACCCTTTTGCATTATGTTCAGCACTCGCGTCAAAACTGCAAGTGTTGTGTTAAGCACATCTTGTTCATTGTCATTCCCGGTGAACTTATCAGTTGTTTCTTCTTTTGATATATCCACGATGTCCATGACAAGGATTGACATATTGAAACGGAATACATTTGTTGCAACGCTTGTTGAATTGATTGTCAGGTGTGACAATGGGAAAATTGATTGCTTGTCAAGGTCAACATCATTAAGTGAACCGAACGTCACCGTATTGATGAACGGTTCGGCCTGAAGTTGGTCTTTTATTTTGGTTGTGGTTTCGTAAACTTGTTTCATTTTTTATTTATCATTTTCCTTTCTAATTCCGTTTTTTCTTTTGTGAATGCCAAATACATTAAACACTTGTGTACGTTCAATCTTGTCACGTCGTCGAACCGGGTAATGTCCCCCGAAGCAAGTCCGTAAATGCTTGAATACCATCCATATTTTGTTGAAAAATTTGATGTTGCTGATCCGTCATGTCCGCCGCCGCTAAAAAGTTCGGGATATGATTCAACAATTCGATTGCGATATGGTAAAAAAAAACCTTGGCACCCATCACAACATTTAAGGGAAGGTCGCGCATTTCCATGTGATTGTCACTTCCTTTGTATTCTTCAATTAAATATTTGCCGTTCTTTGAATATTTTATCGGACGATATAAGACGGCCATTGCCTTGTCCATTGTGTCCCAGTCATGGAAGTAATTATCCAAATCGATGTATTCACCCAAACTCATTTCATCAAGGTTTGGAATAAAACCGTATTTGACGCCATTTAAGGCGATTTGCGGAATCATTTTGCAATCTTGGTTGAATATGTCTTGTAAGTGATTTGTGATGCTTGTAATGTCCGAAAATCTTATTTCTGCAATATCCTTCAAGTTGACACCGCAAAATATTTCAACGGTCTTTTGAAGTGCGAATGAATTGCTTGAATTCTTGTCGAAATCCAGTTCCAAAAACTTCATGTATTGGCCAAGTGTGATTTCGCTTAAATCTTCAGGTACATTTATTTTGACTTTCATATTTATATAATAAATAAGTGTCGAATGTGTATAAAAAGAAATGACCGCTAAGAAGCGGCCAAATCCCAAACAAAAACAAATGAAAAAAGGGTCACGAAATTAATTCGTAACGGGATCGATATATTTCTTCAATCTTGTCGTAAAGTTCTTTTGTATTTTGTCGAAACTCCATTGTTCCAAATTTAACAATTCGTCCATTTATTTCAAGGTTTAATTTGACTTTGTGTCCCCCGCGCACATATCCGATGTTAGTGGGTTTTTGGTGAACAAAGATGTCGTTCTTCCAACACGCATCCAAAACCTTCCAATATTCTATTTTATTATGTATCGTAGCCATGTCGCCGCTTCATTTAATAATTCGGAATTCCAAAACCAAACAAATGCATTGATTGCGAATATAAACGCCGCATAAGACAACGCAACCGCCATGATTGCATTGAATATCAATTTGCGCAAGTTTTTGCGGTTTTCTTTTTTACTGATCTTTTTGATCATGATCCACTCGACTTGATTATTTTCCATTTTAGTATTTTTTAAAATTACAAGCAAATTCGTGCGTGAAGTCTTCGAAGTCCAAATCAGATTCGATTTCTTCTTGGTGAATGATTTCACCGTCAAACACTTCAGTCATCAACGTGACATCGTATCCAATTTCATTTTCGAAAATGGCAACATCTTTTCCGGGTTCCGTTATCACATGGAATATGTCCCCGTCGTATTCGTAAATTTCTTTTGTGTATTTATACATGATTAAAAAAGGGGGCCGGATGACCCCCGTTATTTTTATCTTAATTCTAAATTGATAAACTCAATTTCGGGACTTCCGGCGGGTGTTGATTTACCCGTTTCTTTGTAGTAATTTTCTGTAACTTCAACATAAGAACCGTCAAATCCGCCTTCGTTGTCCTCGTGATACAAAATACCTTTTTGACACAATGTGCTTATCAAGGCCCTTAATTGTCTTATGTCGATTGATTCAGCAATTTCGTGAACGTATGCCCAGTTTCCCGTATCTGAAGAAAAATCTTCCGACGTAAATCTTTGTATTGATTTTAATACTTGATTTTCTAGTTTTGTAATTTGTGTTTTCATTTTATGTGTTTTTATTTGTTATTATGATTCAAATATACAACATTTATTTTATTAACCAAATTTTTTAATAATTATTTTTAATAAATAAAATATTTTCCTTTGTTGGGGTTTTCCAATTGCATCATTAATGCATAACGGGCCGCATCGATTGCGTGATCCCCACTTAATGGATTTGGTTTCTGTATTTTGTTTCCGACCTTATCAGTTGCCCACACATATCCATTCAATTCCGTAATAAGGTTCTTTGACCTTGATGTGACGAATATTTGGTTTTGGTTTATTAAGTTGATGCCGTACACTATTGAATCACGTCCCTTGGTAACTGGGTTGATTGTATGTCCATACGATTGCAATTCGGCGATTGATTTTGGTTCAGCGGAATCCGCCCACAACTGACCATTGATGTCATTGTTTTTAAGGAACTGGGAAATGTTTGAATTCAACATTCCTTTTTGATACAATACCTCATCGAAGATATAAGAATCATTGTGCTTGTATAATGCCACACAACTTGTTTCGTCGATTGAATACCCCCAGTCAAGTCCATAACAAAGAAGCCGGGCATCTTCGGGAAGTTTTGGTATTTCAATCCAATCCGGGATCACCACGTCGCTTAATCGTCCCACTTGACCGTCAAGATATACCGAACACCAATTGCGCCAGTATTCGCTTGTTTTTGCCTTTTGTCTTGCGACATTAAATTCATCAAGGATTGATTGTGGAAGTGTGTCGTTGTCTTTGTATGTTACCGTGATAAAATCCACGTCATCCCTTGGGACAAGTTCGTGATCCGCCCAAAACAATTGTGAAGGGTTGTAATCCAACCAAATGATGTCTGTTGTTCTTATTGCAAGTTGATTGTATGATTCGAAGTTGATTCCGACGTTGCACTCATTGATGAACAAATGTGAACGACGCGCACCGCGTACACGTTCCGGATTTTCCGTACTAAAGAATTCAATTGTCGATCCCCTTGAAAATGTGTATTTCAATGTCGTTTGATTCCAACGTGAATCACGCCACAATCCAAGACCCTTCATTATCAATTTAAAATCCCTTACCGGGCCACGTCGAAGCATTGGGAATGTAGAAGCCACAACTGACATTTCACGAATCTTGTCAAACTTGACACATTCGTTGATCATGATTGTAAGGATGCAAATTGTTTTCCCGGCCGCTGATCCCCCACGGATTAAACGGATACGTTTGTCCAGTTTATAAATTTTGCGTAATGCTTCGGTTTTTTTTATTTCCACATGGGAATCACGAAATGGGAATGGTTAATCCATTTCTATGATGAAAGGCGTTTCGTGGTCGATTGAAATGTCCTTTGTTTCTTTTGGTTTTCCGTATCGGTATTCATGGAACAATTTAACGTATCGGAAATCTTTTTGTTTTATGCCGTCTTTTAAGGCTTCGAATGCAAGGTCATCCAATGGGGATAATCGTTCAATAAGTTCGATTTCCTCGGCCTTGGGTTTACGACCCGCGAATCCTTTTGTTGAATGTCCCCCGTTATTTCTGCGACCGTCCATGAATTAATAAAATTTAATTAATTAATTATATAATAAAAAAAATCATTTGTTGTTAAA